TGTCGCGGACCCCTATTTTTTTCAGGTTTCGCTGCAGAAGCTTGAGGAGGAGGGGTTCCCGATCGTGGAGTTCCCGACAAACGGGATCAGGATGGCGGGGCCGACGAAGACGTTTTTTGATGCGGTGATGGACGGCGAGCTCACCCACAACGGTGACCCCGCCATGGCGCGCCATGTCGCGAACACCCAACTCAAACAGGACGCGAGAGGGTCGAGGATCGGGAAGGAACACAAGTCGTCGACCCGTCACATCGACTTGACGGTCGCGGCGGTGATCGCGGTGGCTAGGGCGCGGGCGTGGCGTGAGCAGGAACCCGAACGCGAGCCGACGATCATGGTTCTCCGATGACGGCGCTGATCGTCGCCTCGGTGGTGGCCGGAGCGGGTCTGATCGTCGCTGGTGTGGCTATGGTGTCGGTCCCCGCTGCTATGGTCATCGCCGGTTTGATGTTGTTGCGGGTCGGGTGGACCGCCGCGGACGGTTACCGAGAGGTAACCTCGGATCATGCCGGCGGCTGATTTCCTCTCACGCGTCCTTGATGTGCGTGGTGTGGCGCGTGCCGCTGGCGACCCGATCACCCCCGATAGCTTCGGCCGTGCGCTCGACCTGTTCGGGAGGCGCACGAAGTCGGGTGTGTCGGTCACCGAAGAAAACGCTGTCGGGATCTCGACCGTGTTCATCTGCGCGAGGATCATCAACGACATGATCTCGACGCTCCCTTCGGGGACGTTCCGGAGGCGTGGCGGGTTCCGTGAGGAGATCCCCACACCGCCGTGGATCGCGGACCCTGGCCGCCTGTCGCAGGTGCAGCTCATCGGGCAGGTCATCATGAGCCTGTTGCTGTGGGGGAACGGTTTCGTGATCACACTCCGGGAGGGCGGGCGGATCATCGGGCTCGACATCCTCGACCCCGCGAAAGTCACGGTGAACGGCAACGGCACCTTCACCGTGCAACTCGGCGACGGGACCACGACCACGGTCGGCCCGGAAACGATCGCTCACGTCACATGGCTGATGCTCCCAGGCAGGAACGCCGGCCTGTCGCCAGTCGGGGCTATGCGCGAAACACTCGGTTTAGCGAAAGCCAGCACGGAGTACGGCGCGTCGTTCTTCGGGTCCGGTGCGGTCCCCGGCGCAGTCATTTCGTCGCCGACGTCGATGTCTGATACCGCCGCCCGACTTTTCATCGACACCTGGAAAAGCCTTCATCAGGGGGTCGATAACGCCCAGTCCGTAGCGCTGTTGACTGAGGGAGCGACCCTCGACACGGTTTCGATCTCGGCGAAAGACTCGCAGTTCCTCGAGACCAGACGGTTCGGCGCGGCGGAGATCGGCGCCATGTACGGGGTCCCCCTGTGGATGCTGAACATGGAAGGCCCACAGTTCGGGGACACGATCTCCGAGCAGGGCACGGCGCTCGTGACGCACACCGCACGCCCGCACATTGTCCGCCTCGACGCCCTGTTCACCAGGCTGATGCTGACCGACGGGCACGGCCCGGACGAGTTCTTCAAGCTCGTCGTTGACGGTCTGATGCGCGGCGATTTCACCCAACGGTTCCAGACGTACAACTCCGGGATCACGGTCGGGTTGATGACGATCAACGAAGCGCGTGCGCTCGAAGACATGCCACCCGTACCGTGGGGCGACGCGCCGATATCCGTCCAAGTACAAGAGGGCGCCGGCGGCGACCCGAAGATGAGGAGTGATCACCGATGAGCCAGTGGCCGATCTACCGTGCAGGCGAAGACGACGACATCGTGGCCGACGGCCGGACGTTGTCCGGGTTCGCCGCCCGTTTCGACCGGGTCTACGACCTCGGTCCGTGGGTCGAGCGGGTGCACCGCTCCGCTTTCAACAAGACGATCCAGGAGCAGGACGTGGGGGCGTTGTTCAATCATGACGCTAACCAGGTCCTTGGGCGCATGTCGAATGGGACGCTTCGGCTGAACGCCACGAGCACGGGTTTGCGCTACGAGATCGATCTGCCCGACACCGCTTTGGGTGAGGAGATCCGGGCGTTGGTGGACCGCGGTGACCTCGGCGGCTCGTCGTTCGCCGGCAGGGTCATGGAGTCTTCGTTCGACAAGTCGCAGGACCCGCCGGTCGAAACACTACGCCAGGTGAGCCTCCGGGATGTGGGGCCGGTGATGTTCCCGGCCTACGACGGGACCACCCCCCAACTCCGGGCCGAGCGGTTGGAAGTGTTGGCACGCGACCTGGGGGTTCCTCTCGACGTGATCACCCGTGCCGCAGCCGAAGGTGGCTTGTCCGATATCCTGGGCGGTAAGCCGCCGGCCGAACGCACCGCCGCACCCCCAGCGGGTCGCAGAAAGTTCGATCACCTGGCCCGCTGACACGGCCGCCAACGCACCGTTTCGGAACCTGACCAAGGACCTGAACGGGAGCAACTATGCCGCATCTACGGCTCAAGAAACGAATGGACGAACGCCTCAAGGCGCAACTAGCGTTGCGGGCGCTCTACGACGAAGCCGGCGACGCCGAGCTGACCGAAGACCAGAAGGCCACCGAGACCACCCTTTCCGAGACGATCACTCGGGCGCAGGACGACGAAATCGCCGCGCTCGAAGAGATCGAACGCCAGGCAAAACTCGACGAACTCTACGAGCAGACCGGTCTCGGTAGGGCGTCCGCCGGCGGCGAAAACGCCACCCGCGACGGCGGCAAGACAGGCGGCCAGCCGACCGTCGACCGCAAGTTCCGCGAGATCCTCCGGTCGGTCGGGCTCGGCGAAGCGGCCGGGGTCCAGCGTGTCGACTTCGGTGCGGGGTTCGACATCGCCCGTGACGACGTCGCGCTCGTGGCGGGTACCGCCACGGATGGTGCGGAGCTAGTCGAAACCGAACTCGACCGCACCCTCGTCGATTATCTCCAGGAGTCGATCGGAGCGATGCGGGCTGGGGCCCGGATCATTCCGACGACCTCGGGTAACCCGATCACGATCCCGACCGTTGTGTCGCATTCGACGATCGCGGTGGAGGGTGAAACGGACACGATCGCCCGGTCCGCCCCCCAGTTCTCGACCGTGAGCTTGGGGGCGTTCAAATACGCGGTGCTCGTCCAGGCGTCCCGCGAGCTTCTCGAGGATGCGGCGTTCCCGATCGTGCCGTTCGTGATCGAGCAGGCCACCGAAGAGATCGGCCGCCAAGCCGGCACCGATTTCATCACCGGTGCCGGGACCACCGTTCCGTTCGGGATCGACACCGCGACGACCAATACCGCGACATCCGCCGCGGTCAACACCTGGACTGCGGACGAGCTCATCGACGTTTTCCATGGCATCGCAGGCCCCTATCGGATGGGCGCCCAATGGATCATGCGCGATTCGACGGTGCAGGACATCCGCAAAAAGAAGAACGGGTCGGGCGACTATTTGTGGCAGCCTGGGCTCACCGCTGGTGTGCCGGACATGCTGCTCGGGAAGCCGGTCGTGACCGATAACGCGGTCGCTGCTTTGGGCACGGGTAACGCTTCACTCATCTTCGGGGACATGCGCCGGGCTTACGCTATTCGCACGGTGAACGGGCTCGATATCGCGAGGTCCGACGACTTCGCGTTCGACACTGATTTAGTGACCTGGCGGTTCGTCGCCAGGATGGACGGGAACCTGATCGATGAGCGGGCCGTCATCATTGGGAGTAACGCCTGATGGGCGCCCGATCCGACACGACCTACCCGGCGAACAGGACGTTCGTCGACCGCGACGGGACGATGCACGCCGAAGGCATCACCTACGACGTCGTCACCCACACCACGAGTGCAACGCTCACCGAGGACGACTCCGGCAAGATCCATGTCGCTGGGGCGGTCGATCTGGTGTTCACGCTCCCGGCCACCCAGGCCGGGCTCGTGTTCCAGTTCGTCGTTTCGACGGTGTCAGCGACGACCGGCGCGAGCATTTCGCCGGCCGCGGCGGACCAGCTCATCGGGAACGGTTTCACCGCGGCTGATGATAAGGACGCGATCAACACCGCCGCGACGGATGCCGCAGGCGACGGGATGACGGTCGTCGGTAACGGCACCACCGGCTGGCTCATCACGAGCACCACCGGCACCTGGGCACGCGAAGCCTGATGCCGGATTACACGACGGTCGCCGCGGTCCGAGAGCTTCAAGGGATGGCCGACACGGCGCTGTTCCCAGACGCACTCGTGGCCGCGGCGATCGATCGTGTCGAAACCCGCGTCGACGACT